AATTTCTCTCTGATAAATTTCTTTTATTGCTTTTTCCTTTGGAAAAATATCTATATCATGTGTTAAAAAATATTTACATTTATTCTCATATTCTTTAAATCCACAATTTAATAAAAACCCTCTATTGAAATCTTTCCCTTCTTCTTGTTCTATAATAATTATTTTACTATTAGGTAAGTTTTCAATTATTATTGGAGCACATTCATTTATAAATTTTTCTAACTGTTTTGGTCTATTCCTATATGGTATTAAAATTATATTTTCAATCATTATTATTTAAATATAATTTAATTTTCATTTTCAAACATATCTTTTATTAATCCATCTAAATCGTAATTTAATTTCCATCCTAATTTCTCTCTAGCTTTACTGGGATCACCTAATAATAAATCTACTTCACAAGGCCTAAAATATTTTTTATCGATTATTACTAGTATTGTTCCATCTACTTTATTTATTCCACATTCGTTCTCTCCTTCGCCCTCCCATTCAATTTCAATATCTACATACTTAAATGCCTTTTCAATAAATTCTTTAACAGTAGTGGTAACGCCTGTAGCCAATACATAATCATCGGGTTTTTCTTGTTGTAACATTAACCACATTCCTTCAACATAATCTTTTGAATGTCCCCAATCTCTCTTACTGTGTATATTTCCTAATTGTAGAAAAGGTATTTTTCCCTTCATAATATCTTTAACTCCATTTATAATCTTAGCGGTTACAAAATTAGCCCCCCTTCTTGGGCTCTCGTGGTTAAATAAAATTCCGTTACAAGCATACAAACCATAACCTTCTCTGTAATTTTTAACTAAAAAATGACTATAAACTTTGGCACATGCATAAGGGGATTGAGGGTTAAAAGGGGTATTTTCATTTTGAGGAGTCTCTCTTACTTCCCCATACATTTCACTTGTTCCTGCTTGATAAAATTTAATCTTACATTGAATTTCTGATGATAATACTCTAATTGCTTCTAATATTTTTAAAGTGCCAATACCATCTACTAAAGAAGTATATTCAGGTGTTTCAAATGAAATTTTAACATGACTTTGTGCTGCCAAGTTGTAAATTTCTAATACTTCAAAATTAGTGTTTTCCTTTATTATTTTATGTATTATATTGGTAATTGATGAACCATCAGTTAAATCTCCATATTCTAAATGTAATTTACTCCTTATATGATCTATTCTACTGTAACTATAAACTAAAGAAGTTCTACGCACGATTCCATAAACTTTATATGATTTATCTAATAATAATTCTGCTAAATATGAACCATCTTGACCAGTTATTCCAGTAATAAAAGCTATTTTGGACATTAAATAATTATATAAAATTTTATTTAAATATTTTTACCGATTTAATTATAAATAAATTATTCGACTGTCACTACTTTCGCCAGATTCCTAGGCTTATCTGGATTAATTTGCCTCTTCAATGCTAGTTTATAACATATATGTTGTAATACGGTAATAAATAATATTTCTTGTATCTCTTTATTTTCAGGAACAATTATGCATTTAGTTGTCTCTAATTTTAAATTACTTATTTCACTGATGACTAATATATTTGCCTTTCTACTTTCAATTTCTTTATAAACATTCCACATTTTTTCTTCATTTTCCTTATCAATAATTAATATTACTGGAAAATCTGGTATTAAAAGAGCAAATGGACCATGTTTAAGAGCACTCCCCGAATAACCTTCAGCATGAATATAACAAATCTCTTTCATTTTTAAGGCTGTTTCTTTCGCAATATGTTCCATTTTCCCCTTTCCCAATATAAACAAATTCTCTGTGTTCAATAATGATATATGTTTATCATTTATTAAGGAATCTATATTGTTATTTATTGTTCCTACTTGTATGTTGATATTTCTAATATTTTGTATAATGGATTTGTTTAAATTAGCATTATTACATTTTATTGTTTGAAAATACCAAAAGGAAAATAATTTAAAAATAAGCAGACTACTAGTGAATGATTTTGTAGACGCAACAGCAACCTCTCTTCCTGCGTTCATATAAATACCACAGTCCACTTCGCGTGCAATAAGTGAATTTACTACATTAATAACACCCATAGTAATTATATTTGGTTTATCGTTTATTAATTGAATAATTCTGTGTAAATCCTTTGTTTCTCCAGACTGACTACACATAACTAATAGTGTTTTCCCCGATAAAGGAATATCATTAATTTCAAATTCTGCTGCATCAAAACATTGAACATTATTTACAACTGATAATGATTTTAAATATATTCTTCCAATATGACATGCATTCAGACTTGTTCCACATCCCACAAAAATGACATTTACAATTTTGTCTATATATGATTTAATATAATCTAATCCACCTAGTTTTATTTTTGTATTGAATATTCGTCCACCATTATTAAGTGAATTTAACAATGAATCTGATTGGTCCATAATTTCTTTAAGAGTCCAATGTTCATAAGGATCAGGGCTTAAATTATATAAAGTATTTTGTGCTTTAACAGGTTTATATACAATATTGGTTTTTATACCGTGGTCGATAGAAAGAACTACCAAATCATTATTTTCTATTACATAATAATTATTCATTTGGTTTATAAATCCAGAAGCTTCAGATGTAGCTATTATATAATTTTCGTTTTCACCAACTAAAATAGGTGAACCATTGCGAATAATATATACTGATGATGGATTATCAATACATTGAATTACTAATCCATATGTACCCTCTAATCTATTGATTGCCATTTTAATAGCTTCCTCTATTTCTGTTTCAGTTAAATTATAATAATAATCTATTAAATTCACAATAACCTCACTATCTGTATCTGATTTAAATATAAATCCTTTACCTAATAATTCTGTCTTTAAAATTTTATAATTTTCTATTATTCCATTATGTATTAAGTTGAGTTTCCCCGATTGTGATATATGCGGATGAGCATTTTCAGTTGAAACTACACCATGAGTAGCCCATCTGGTATGACCTATACATATATTAGAGGTTAAATCTTGTAATTCATTAGAAAAACTAGTAAAATTGTCTTGACTTTGATCAATACATGCCTTTTTATGTATATAAAATTTATTACTTGTATTAATAAATGATATACCGAATGAATCGTATCCTCTATTCTGTAATTGTCCTAGACTGTCTAGTAGAAGTTTTAGTGAATTATTATTTTTATTTTTACATATAATAGCAGAAATACCACACATATGTTTAATATTAGTAAATTTAGATTTAATTATACTAAACGAAACGAAATGAGTCATTAAAATTTGATGAATCTATTAAATAAGATGGTTTATAAAGACAATTTATTTTTATCATTTCTCTCTGAATTCGGATAATTAGCCTTAAATTTATATAGATCTAAACATTCAATATAATCTATTCTTCTTTTATATCCTGTTTTATATATATCTTCATAACCTTTTACTTCATAAGGAGCTTTATTATTAATTATTAACGGACATCTACTCAAATGAAGAATTAATCCTTCTACATTAAAACCTTGATTTTTAAAAAATAATTCCTTTAATGGGTCATTATTTTTTAATTCCATTATATTTCTCTCGAATTGTTTTAATGTTTTCATTTCATAAATTCCTATATTCATACTTGGATGACCAATTCCTATCGTATTAAAGGGAGTATATTTTTTTAATTTGTTTATAAATTTTAAACCGACCTTACATGTATCATGTAAATACAAAAAACTTTCGTTTTCCTTTATATCTAATATATCACTACATTCTAAAATACTTATAAATGCTGTAAAATCAATAGAATTATGATTAGCCTTAATTATAGTTTGATTTTCTCTCTGCGAAATATGATAAGAAGGTAAATCATAACATCCACCAATAACTATATAAATATTAAAAACTCCTTCCAACAAATTAATACTGTCTAATAATAATTGTAAAGCATTTGAATTATTTATGTGAGAATTAATTAATAAATTAGGTAATTCCATAAATAATTTATTATTTTTATGTTTAAATTATTTAAAAATCATCACTTAATTCAAATACATCTTCCGTTTTTGTTTTTTCAGCCAAAGCATATTCAGAAACACGCTTTTCAAAGAAATTTGTTTTACCTTCAATACTTATCATGTCCATAAAATCAAATGGATTGGATTTATTATATATTTTATCATATCCTAATTGAAGTGATAAGCGATCTGCTACAAATTCTATGTATTGACACATCAAATCTCCATTCATACCAATTAATCTACAAGGAAGTGCTTCACTAATAAATTCTTTTTCTATTTCTACTGCTTCTTTAATTATTTCCATTACTCGAGACTTATTTACCTTTTTATTTAATTTACTATATAATAATACAGCAAATTCAGTATGAAGAGCTTCATCTCTAGAAATTAATTCATTAGAGAATGTCAATCCAGGCATGAGACCCCTCTTTTTTAACCAAAAAATACTACAAAATGCTCCTGAAAAGAATATACCTTCTATGCAAGCAAATGCTATTAATCGAGTAGCAAAAGAACTGCGTTTGTCTTGTATCCATTTTATAGCCCAATCCGCCTTCTTTTTAATACAGGGAAAGTTATCAATTGCTTTAAATAAGGTCATCTTTTCTTCCCTATCTTTAATATAAGTGTCAATGAGCAAACTATACGTTTCACTATGAATATTTTCCATTGCTATTTGGAAACCATAAAAAGCTCTTGCTTCACTTAATTGAACTTCTCCCATAAATCTTGCTGCCAAATTCTCTAAAACTATTCCATCACTTGCCGCAAAAAAAGCTAAAATATGACTTATGAAATATTTTTCTTCATTGGTTAAGCTTTCCCAATGTGAAATATCTTTACTTAAATCTATTTCTTCTGCCCTCCAAAAACAATCTACTTGTTTTTTGTACATCTTCCATATGTCTTGGTCTTGTAATGGAAACATAACATATCTACTATCGTCTTCTTGTAATAAAAGTTCTGTTTGAGATTTTGACATCCTAAATATTATATGTCCAGATTTTTATATCTTTTAAATAATATCATTTATCTACATTATGTAGTGTATTTTTTAAAATAAATTTTAATTATTCATGTAGGAATGTAGTGAAAAATGAGAAAAAGAGAGAAAATAAATAAAAGTATAATAAATATATAAGATGAATTTAGCTTTGAGAGACCAAAAGATATTTCAATTAAAAGCAGAATTAGAAAATAGAAAAAGAATTTTATGTGCAAAGAGGCAACAATTAAAAAGTAATATGAGAGAAAATGATTTATTAAGAGAGGTAGCAAAGGATTATGATAATTATAATAAACATATAATAGATCAAAAAGAGCAACAAATTGTATTTTTAAAAAGATTAAACGATTATATCGAAAATATAAGTGTAGATTTAAAACTGACAGATAATAAATTAAAGGAATCAAAACAAGAACAGAGAGAAATTATGAAAGAAATATCATTTTTAAAAAGTGAAATAAATGATTTAGTAGAAAATAACGAAGTAGATATTAATTCTTCTGATAATATAGATGAGTGAGGTTTCAATAGAAGAAATAAATAATTTATTAAAAGAAAGAGAAAAACAAATGGGAAGAATGGAAGCTACAACAAAGAGTAGTAGAGAGAAATTAAGAAAAATAAATGCAGATTTAGATAAACAACAAAAAATATTAATGGATATAATTACATTACTAACAAAAGACGAGACAGAAATGATGGAAATTGGTGAAAGAATTTCTTACGATAGTGATATTGATATTGAAGAAATATCTGAAAAAATAACAAATGTTCAAAATATAATGCGTAAAATGAAGTATTCTTTAGCCGAATTAATTAGAAAAGGATAATTATATATTTTTTTTATAAATAAAATATATAATGTCAAGTGAAGGTGATGATTACCAAGCAACTTTAAATAAAATGGCAGACCTACAAGATTTAGTCGCTACTGTAGAGACTACATCTAAAGCTCTTACTGCTAATAAGGCAAACTTAATGAAAATTATTTCTGATTGTAATAAACAAGTTCAAGCACTTCAAGGAAATATTGATAAAATTAAAGGACAAGGTGCTCAAGCCAAAGCCCAAGTCAAAGAATTAATTAAGAGTGCTAATGATAGACAACAATCAACTTTGAATAAGTTAAAAGCTAGTATTAATGCCCTGAGTGATACAGCTGCACTAGAAAGTCAATTAAATTTACTTAAAAAAGATATTGACAGTATTGCTGGTGCTATAGATACTGCTGGAGCCGCTGTGGGTAACCCTGCTGCAGATGCCGCCGCAAATAAAGCTAATACCTCAAAACCAGCTACATATATGCCTCCTCCTATGAGAGGATCAACTGTAGGAGGATACACATATGGTAAATCCAGAAGAGGAAAAGGAAAGAGAAGAAGAAGAGGAAAAAATTCTAGAAAAAAAGGAAGACGATAAATAAATAATATTTAAATATTTTAATATGAATAAAATATTTAACCATAAAAACTTTAAAATACTTTTTTATTTTATTATTCAATGTACTTACTTTTTTTCGTTTTATTTAAGTTGGCAATATGGCAAGATAAGAAAAAATGTTTTTTTAATTGATTTAGCTATTAATTTTTTTAATTTATTAGCTACAGCATTATTAATTATATATCATTACCATACTGGAAATATACCGTCGTTTATAATTAAATCTATTCTCTTTATTTTGGTCTTATCTTTTAATACTGATTTATACTTTACGTATATAAAGCAAAAAAATAAACCAATTTATTTTGATAAAATATTTTATCATGAACTTTAAACCTATTTAATTTAGAATTTAATTAATCTCTCGACTTTTTCAGTTTCTCTCTAATAACTAGTTTTTATAAAGTCGTTTGAAGTTTCAAAAAATAAATTTGTTGTTACAAAAATAAAAATCCTTATACAACTCTTTCAAAAATACATAATAGAGAGAAAATAGAGAGATTAATTAAAATTCATTTAAAAAATAAATTCAACTTATTTTTTCTTTAAATTAGTATTTAAATATTATTTTTAACATACTTAAAGACCCAAATTAAATGGAATATTACAAGAATCAGGGTATTTTCCATAAATCTCTCTATGTCTTAAATTAAATATGTTTTTTTTCGCATTTAATCTTTTTTTTCTTATTTCTCTCCATCTTCTTTGAATTAATTTAATCCAATGAGTTTTTATCATTGCTAACTCATAATATCCAACTCTAATAGGTTGGATTATTTGCAGTCCTATTATTTTTTTTTCAAGTAGATTATTAAATATAGGGCCATAATATTCACCAAATAAATTTAAATCTATCATGTTGTTAATTTGGGTATTCATCATCTTTATATATCTTCCTATATACCTATAATTTCCCTTATCAAAGAACTCTTCTATATTTATTGAGGAATCATTAATAAAGTATTTTGATAGTTGTTCTTCATTTGGTATTTCATTATCAGGTATTTGCCCATGAATTTTCCCATTCCATAAATTTACAATTGCTAATTTAAATTTAGAATTAACCATGTTTAATTTACTTTCAGTTTTTAAATATATATTTTTAATCAATTTTTTCTAGTATTACTATATAATGAAATCTAAAATTAAGATGCCAAAAATGGACCAACTTTTAAATGATAAAAATGTTTTATACATCGTTTTTGTCGTAGCCATTTTAAATTTATTAGGATATTTGATCACTAACAATTTGGAAGCTGTTGTTTTCTTTTTAATTGTTGGTTTCTTATCCACCTACTTTAGTAAAAATATGATTATTGTTTTAATTATTTCCATTATTACTACTTCTATTTTTGCTACTACTCGATCTCCTAAAGTAATTTATACTACGAAGGAAGGAATGGGAAACATGAGAGAAGGAAAAAAAAATATTGGTAAATCAATGGATAAAGATGCTGAAAAAGTAGATAAAGATGCCCAAAAAGAAAAGGTAGGACAAGATGCCACCAGTGCTGGTATTAATGCTGGTGCCGAAGCTTCTAAAGAAGGTATGGATGGAATCCAAGGAGAACCACAAAATCAATCAAAAACAAAAGGAAAGGGAAATAGAATTGATTATGCCAATACTTTAGAAAAAGCATATGAAAATTTACAATCCAAAATTGGAGAAGGTGGGGTTGAAGGACTTACTCAACAAACTGCTAGTCTTGTAAATCAACAAAAAGAATTAATGGATAATATTAATAAAATGACTCCTTTTATACAGACTGCTGAAGGTTTCTTAAATAATCTAGATTTATCTGGTTTAGAAAAAATGGGAGGCTTACTATCTAAATTTACAGGTGATAAAAAAGATACATCTTCATAAACACAATAAGTTTTTTAAATTATATAATATTTTCATTTGATATTATATAATATGGCAAAATGTCCTCCTGGTGTTATTTGTTTTGAAAATTTTACATTTGTTTTTGTAATTTTTGCTTTAATTATTATTATTTATTTCATGTATTCGAGACAAAATACTAATGAAATTACTATATCCAGTGAAAAAATTAATACTCCACCTTCTACTGGTTTATTTCCCCGTCCTAGTTATTCTTTTTCTAATGTTCAACAAGATGTTTTACTTAATCCTTATGCCCCACCATTAAGAGATGAAAGAGTCATTCAATCTACTGATATTCGTGGCGGAATCCCAATTAATATTGATACAAGAGCAGTAGATACTAACTATCGACAAATGGGGCTTTTAAAAAGAATGAATGGCCCAGAAATGTTACTTCCATTAATGGGACGCCCCTTATTTGTTGCAAGAGATAAATGGCAATATTACACTATGAGCGATAAAAATAATGCCATTAAATTACCTGTTTCTTTTAAATCTAAAAGTTGCACCAATGAATATGGCTGTGATGAAATTTCTAATGGAGATACTGTTTATGTAGACGGTATTGATGCTGCTTTCCAAGTTACTTTATATGACAATGCCGTAATGAAATATATTCCTTTTGTTTAAAGACTAAAACTTATACTCTGTCCTTTTTTTAAATAATTCTCTTCTTGTATAATTAAATTTGTTCTACATCTTGAAGTACAAAATGCTTTATCTGCATACATAAATTGAGGAACATCTACTTGTCTTGAACAATATCCACATTTAAATTTAGCAAAGATTTCTGTTTTAGATTTAATTAATGGTCTTATTTGTTCTTCTTCCTCATCCATATAATATTTATATGTCTCCTTATATTCAGACATTTCTATTTCTTTCATTATCTCTTCATCATTGTTCAATGAAATTGAATCACTATTTTTATGTTTGAATCTAATTATTTGACTAGGACATAAATATGTTGAAATCCAGTAATAACATGAAAGTAAATATCTGAAAATCATGATTGATTACTTTATTTATATTTATATTTTAATTTCCGTAATAAAAGTAATCAATTTTTTTTAAATTCATTTGTCGAATCATTTGTTGAAGTCTCATTCTAAACAGGAAGTGCTAGTGGTGCTTGTGGAGATGTTTGTGTTGTAGAAAAACCTGATTGTGATGTAGAAGTTGAAGATGTGGTTCCCGATGGTGGTGGTCCAATAGGTTCAGGCGCAGGTAAACCATTGGGTAAAGATGATATCATTTCTGATTCTGTATTTTTCGCATAATCTTTTACAATAACTTGACTTTCTTTTGGAACAAACATGTGAACTGTCACCATTTTAATATCATTAGTATACTGTTTTTCATTTATTTCTAGAGTTATATTTTTATCATCTACAGGAGTAGCTGAAGCCATTGGAACAGTACCAGAAGTTCCAGAAGTACCAGAAGTTCCAGAAGTACCAGAAGTACCAGAAGTTCCAGAAGTATCAGGAATTTTAACATTCACACAATCAAAAATATTTTGAGATTTATCTCTATATTGTCCACAATTTACAAATTTAGTAAATGCCTGTAAATTCATTTCTCCATAACCTCCTTTTTGAATATTTTTTCCACCTCCACTTTGCATTTGTTGATAACTTTTCATTAATGAATTTAATATTTGGGCATTTTTAGACCACTTAGTTTTATCAGTTTCAGTAGATCTAGTCTCCCTAATTTGAGACATAGTTAATGGTTCATCAAATCCTATAACATGTCTCAATAATATAGCATCTTCGTTTGTCTTATTAACTAAAAACATTATTAATTTATTCTGTGATATTTCGTTGTTACTTTGTATAAAATTAAATATTTCTTCTATTTTTTCATTAGAAATTGTATTTGCTCCACTTGTATTTGCTCCGCTTGTATTTGCTCCACTTGTATTTGCTCCACTTGTATTTGCTCCGCTGGTGTTTGCTCCACTGGTGTTTGCTCCACTTGTATTTGCTCCACTTGCTTCTACAGGATACATTTGCTCCATTTTTGGTTTATATATATTTAGTGCGTCAGTAATTTGTGATTCACATCTACTTCCATCTTCATTTTTATCTTTTTCCAAAATTCCTTCATATTGTTTTAATTTTTTTATAGCAGATTCCTTAGTATTTGGAACTAATTCAGGTGCCATTTCACCTTTAAACATATCTCCACAATCTCCTGATGTTGGTGATGGAGCGTTCATCGTATTTTTAAATAAAATATCCTGACCATATTTTTCTTCAAGTTTTTTAATATATATATCTAGTGCCATATTAGCAGCACCAACACAATTAAAATCAGGTTTTCTTTCTTGATCAACTATAAATTCTAGAAATTTACTAAATTTATTTAATGCTTCCTCTTCATTGTCAGGAACTATATTATAATCATAATCACCTTTAAAAAGGCCTTGACAATGTTCCGATATATACTCAGGTTGTTTTCCAAACTTAGTTTCATAATCATTTATATACTTTACCAAAAACTCGATAACCGGTTCAAAATTATCATTACTACAATGTAGTAATATAGAATCTAATTTAGCCAATACTTTCAAAGCTTCTTCTTCTGTGTCTGGTAATTCGGAATTTATTCCATCTACAGAACACGGATATATATTTGGAATACCTGTATTTGACACACTTGCCGGAATACTAGTAGATGAAGATTGAGATTGATTATCAGCTTGAGATTCAGTCTGAGAAGATGAATTGGTCGAAATAATTGGAACTACACTCTGGAAATGCACATTTTTATATTCTATTAAATAAACTATATTATTTCCACATGTTTTATCAATTTCCTCTTGTGAAAGTGGACTTTCGTCTACATCTTTGGTCATATTTACACCATTTCTATTATAAAACCATATATTTTCATTAATCCCTTTTACATTTCCTACATTTCCGCTTTTAAAAAGAGCTAAACATACATCAAACATTCTAGCCATGATTTTTAATTCAGCTTCTTCTCCCCAACTTCCATTTTGAATCCTTTGTGCAGCCTGTAATAAGGCTTTAGGTTCATACAAATCTTCTAATTGTGTTTGATTTTTACATATATAATCAAGTAAAATCGGTCTTAAATTACCCATATAATTACATTTTTTACCACCTTCCACTAATTTTTCTTCAGGTTTCCATCCAGGTATTTTATTCCAATTTCCTATTTGTTTTAATAACATTCCATAAATAAAAGAACTATACATACATTCTCCTTCTGCAGTAGTTTCTACAGCATATAACTCTATATTACCAATTTTTCTAACTAAGTTATTAGGTTTAGCAATAAGAGCTTTAGTAGATTTAGCTTTAATTTTATTAGAAATAGCATTTAAATTTTCACTGTAAATATTAGTATCAGTAATAACATTAATACTCTTACAAAAATCTTCAAATGCCTTTTTCTCTTGAGCTATTTGTTGTTTTCTTACTTCTTCACTAGGAGCTTTATCATTTGACACATTTGACTCTTTACCTGTAATATAAATTAAATCCATTGCTAATGATATTCTTTGTCTTTCATTAAGAGTGCTTGGATCTATGTTGCTTTCCCACACATCTTTTAATTCAACTAAATCATTATTACTAGTGCTAGGATTTTCGCGATAATATGCTTGTAAAAGTGCTAATAAATTACCATGTGCAAGTTGCAAACAGCTCAAATTCTTCTTAGGATTATAATATTTATTTAAAAAATCTATTCTTTCCGCTTGACTAAAACTAGTAAATATATTAACAATATCTTTCTTTTGTTCTTTGGGAATATTTTTGAATTGACAATCTTCATTAGCACCACCAAAATAAATCTTTAAAGTTTTATGTTTTAAATGAGATTTTCTATTATTTTTCTTTTTTGAATTATAAAATTTCTTCTTATTTCTTCTTAAATGCTTCTTTTTTCTTGAATTATCCTTTCTTACTTTAATTTTATTCAATTTTCGTTTTGATAAATTCATTATATAATACTTTAAGAAAAAGTATTATTTAACTTTTATTTTATTAACTTATATTAATATGGCAACTATAACTTGTGAAAACGCTACAGCTCCAATGAATATAAGTAAAGATAAGATTCAAGGTCCTTGTTCATTGTTATGTGATTTTAATCATAATTATGGAACTTATAATCCAAATGTTACTAATAAGTCAAATTATTTATCATTAAACTATTCTAATCCAAGTTCAAAACCACCTGTTATTTATAACGATTTAGGTTATAATGTTTCTGAAATTAGAATTTACCAACCTTCACTTCATAAATATAATGGAACCAATGCTATTGGAGAGATTTTAATAATTCAAGGCGGAAATGGAAAAAATTTAATAACCAGTATACCTATTTCAGAAGGAGGAAAAACTGATAAAGGTTCATCTCAATTAACTACCTTATTACAAGAAGCAGCAATAAGAATTGGTAATGAAAATGAATCAATGACTTTTTCAGGTGGAAATTTTAGTTTAGATAATTTTATTCCTAATAGAGTTCCATATTTTTCTTATACAGGAACATTACCATATAGTCCTTGTAATGGAGAATATGCATATGTCGTTTTTGATTTAAAACATGCGTTAAATATATCTTCTAATATAAAATACCGATTACAGAAAATGATTAAAACAACAACAGTAGACTCTACTATTGGAACAAATTATTTATTTTATAATAAAGATGGTGCCAATTCTAAAGAGAATAATCGTGATCAAATATATATTGATTGTCAACCTGTAAATGAAGAAGGAGAATTATTAATAAATGAATCAAGTGGAGAAGCTAAAACAACAGGTAGTGATAATGATGATGCTTTGGAAAAAATTAAACCATTTATTTATATATTAATAGGTATAGTAGCAGCAATGGGTATAACAAAAGGAGTAAGCTATTTATTTAAGAAAATGAAAAAAGAATAATCAAACATATAAAAAATATATTATTTCATGAATTAATATATTTTTTTTAAATTACAGAGGTAGTATCAGTAACATTCATAGCATTATGAGTATGACCAGAAGCAGGTTGATAATGTAAATGGTTAGGTCCAGAAGTTTCTACCAATGGTGCCATTTGTTTAACCATCTGTTCCTCTAAAGTAACAGGAAATTGATTAAAAGCAGACAAATGACTATCCATTTTTATTTGAGAAGGAAGATATCTTTTAATAGCACTAGTCCCAGTAGAATCACTAGATCTTCTTAATAATTCATAAGCAGCAAATACAAAAATTATACCCAAAATAGGATTAGAATGAACTAATACAAAGAAAGCAAAAATAATAACAATAATATTTCCAAATATGTTATCAATCATAGGAGCTAAAAAATGGGGGGTTTGAATGTTAAAAATAATATAACCTAATAAAATAATCACCAAAAATAATTGATGAGTATTATTTTTTTTCATTAAATCCTCATAAGGTCTCATATAACATATTATTATATATTTTTTTAATTGAAGAAGGATTTTCTAAATATTTAATAAAATTGAATAAAAAGAAAAGTTTATATTAATAATAAGATGAGTTACTTAGGAAAAAAAGGATATTCAATATATAAAAAAGATTTGACTAATAAAGAACAAATATATATTCGGAATGAATTAACTGTGAAACCATACTTGCCTAAATCTCCTGCACAACCAGAACCTTTTCCAATTTATCGTGAATCACCTCAAAAATTTTATATTCCTAGATATTTTGGTATAGACAATTTTGGTGATTTTTGTGAAAATAAACTACCATTAGGAGAAAATATTGATTTAACATTTGAAGGTGAATTGAGAGAATATCAAATAAATATTGTAAATAAATATATTAATTTTGTTAAAGATAGTGGTGGAGGACTACTCGATGTCGATCCAGGTAAAGGTAAAACAGTTATGGCATTGTATATTATTTCTAAACTAAAAAAGAAAACTTTAGTCATTGTTCATAAATCATTTCTATTAAATCAATGGCTCGAAAGAATACAACAATTTTTACCAAACGCAAGAGTAGGAAAAATCCAGGGACAAACTATCGATATTGATAACAAAGATATTGTCATTGGTATGTTACAATCATTAAGCCAAAAAGAATACCCTGACAATTTATTTGATAGTTTTGGATTATCTATCTACGACGAAACACACCATCTAGGAGCTGAGGTGTTTAGTAGATGTATGATGAAATCAATTACCAATTATACACTTGGTTTATCTGGAACAATGCAAAGAAAAGATGGATTAACAAAAGTATTTAAAATGTTTTTAGGTGATATAGTTCATAAAGAAAAAACAAATACAACAGAACACAGTGTTTTAGTTAAAGGAATTTATTATAAACACGATGATCCTGAATTTAATGAAATTAAATATGATTACAAAGGAAATCCTCTTTACAGCACAATGATTTCAAAATTATGTAATTTTAATCATAGATCGGAATTTATTTTAAAGGTTTTACAAAATGAATTACAACAAAATTCAGACCAGCAGATTATGGTATTAGCTCATAATAAATCTCTTATTACTTATTTATTTAAAGCAATTGAACATAGAAATATTGCCTCAGTCGGCTATTATATAGGTGGAATGAAAGAAGCAGATTTAAAAGAAAGTGAAAATAAAAAAATTATTATAGCTACCTATGCTATGGCATCCGAAGGTTTAGATATTAAAACATTAACTACATTATTAATGGCAAGTCCTAAAACCGATGTTTGTCAATCTGTAGGTAGAATATTGCGCACTAAACATACACAACCTCTTGTAATTGATATTATTGATTCACATGAGATTTTTACAAGACAATGGCAAAAAAGAAGACAATATTATATGAAACAAAAATATAATATCATTTCTACAAAAAATAATGAATATATGGATAATAAATGGGAAACAGAATTTGACCCAACTAAAGCAAAAGAAAGCACTAATAAAATAAAAAAAAAAGAAGAACCTTTAAAAGGTGTCTGTTTAATTAAAATTTAGTTTACATATAAACTGTATTATAAGGTGGTGTATCACCTAAATGTTTCCATGTATTTAAACAGTCATTTTTAGGAGTAAAAGGAGGAGGACTAGCAAGCATTGATTCATTTGGATTTAAAGAAGGAGGGGCTCCAGTAGAGTAAATATGAGAATTGGCTATATTACTCATATATTGACCTGAACCACCTCTTTGTCTTCTTCTCGATTTTCTTCCTTTTTTCCTATATTTTCCTCCTATAGTTTTAGCTCTTGCTCTCGGCTTGGGAATGGGTTCAGTTACACTTACATCAATATTACTATTTAAAGAAGATTCTCTAGAAAGTGGTGGAGTACTTAAATCTACTGTTTCAAATGTTCCATCAGTTTGATTAGATGATTGTCTTGAAAAAGGACCTTGTAAAGAGGTTTGTCTAGATACAGGAGCACTACCTAAAGAAATTGTCTCCATACTTCCTTGAGAAGTATTTGAATTAGATCTAGCTAAAACACGATTACCAGCTCCTCTTCTTCTTCTTGAAGCTTTTCTAGATTTTCTTCCCTTTCTGGATTTTTTTCCCTTTCTTGATTTTCTTGTTTTTCCACCTTCTTGGACTAAAATAGGTGGAGTAATACACTGATTATTTAATTGTCTAGAAATTGGAGGATAACCTGAACCAGCAAAAGGTCTTAAATTCTCTCCTTCAGAAGGATTAAAAGAATAATAAGGTGTTCCTCCAGAACCAAATCCATATCCAGATCCACCTGATTGAGAAGATGCTCCCATATTAGTATCTGAATCAATTCCATTATTTTGATAACCTGTAAAACCAGCTAAATGAACAGAATTTCCTGAATTAACACCTGAGGTTGGGGCTAAAGTTTGAGACTTAGAAAATCCATAACCATTTCCACCACTCATAGCGCATTTTTTTCCTCCCTTTCTATGTCTTTTACCGCAAGACATACATTTATGACATCTACATCCACAATTTCCAGGACATTTTTTATGGCAAGGACAGCCACATTTACCAGAACATTTACCTCTACAATAACAATTATGACATGTACATTTACAACTCTTAGGACATTTTTTAGCTCCACCAATTTTCATAACCTCATACATTCCTGTTTGATTCAAGGCATCAGCACTAGTAACTGATCCACCACATCCAGAAGCAGCCCCAACTCTGCTTGAAAAACCAGGGTTAGAAAAATGGGAATTTTGACTATTTACTAAACCAGATTGTTGAACTAATGACATATATATATTTAGAACAAAAAATATTATTTTAATTCTCTTTTATTACATACTTTTCCATTTTCCATTATTTTTATTGGAACAAATTTATTAAATTTTTTATTGAATATACATTCCATTTTAACGCATTTATTTAAATCAACAAATTTATCTTCATTCATATTTTCAAATTCTTCCTCATCATCACTTTCCTCTAAAGCATCTAGGTTTATATTTTCTTTAATTTTTCTAAATATATAATTCATCATTGTGCTTGTCTTGTAGTCAGGAATATATGCTATTTCATACTTCTCTAATGAACCATTATTATAATAATATAAATCATATACATCATTTTGTATTTGTGCCTTTACCATAAATATTTTTGATGTAATATCTTCATCAAATTGTTTATATAAAGAACTACTATAGTTTGCATTTTTTCCATGTAAATTTCTATTTTGAATACTATAAATTTTATATGTTAACAATTTTGCTGTTTCAATACAATTTTCAAATTTAGATTCTATAATTGGCATTGCCATACATATTCCTTTTGTTGTTAAAAAACATGACCTTAATTCTTTCTCTAATATATTTTTTATTAATAACAATTTATATTTTTCATTATTATTTTCTATATTCTTCCCTTTATAGTAATGAATATTTTCTATTGAATAATATTTTTTTTTATCAATATTAAAAACGGTTCCAAAGAAAATAGTTCCCAATACTAATTTTTTCTCATAACATTGTGGAACAATAAATATTTCATTTATTTTTTTTTGACCTCCTAATGTTACTTCAATAAAAATACATACTCGCTTATCTTGAAAATAAGTAAACCATACTATATGCTTCTTTCCTTTCGGTATTAATACATATAAATCACTAAAAACTTTCTTATGAATATTATCATAAGGAAGTTTCAAATCTGGTAATCGTTTTATTAATTGACTTTGATTATGATGATTCAAATTCATATATTAAAATATTAACAATATCTTTAATATGTTTTAAAAAGAAGAATAAGCACTAGAACCCATTGTATCCACTGTCATTAATCCACCCATTTGATTAACATTGGTTTTAGGTTCATTAGATTTTTTACCACTTAATTCTTTTAAGTAATTTTTTAATTCATCTTTCATATTATCACTTTCAGGAATAGGAATTGATTGCTGTTTTATATTATTCTGATTCATTGTATCAAATAATTTTTCATATTGTTCTTGAGGTTTATTTACTAAATCTTTTACTTTGGGAATCGTTAAATTTGTTTTAAAAAATGTAAATAAATAATGAACTAATATAATTAATATTAAAGATATTATGGACATTTGAATTATCCACGGTAACATATTATATATTAATTATATAGTTTTAATAGTGATAAGAACGAAATCAAATCTTCTCTAAGTGAATTTGTAATTTCATTTTCCTTTGTTATAAAATAAAAATAATTATCATTTTCTATATTCAATGTTAAAATGCTATTATTATGTAATTGATATTGTTTCGTTTTAATTTTTTCATAACTATAATTAATTGGAATGTAATATATTTCTTTTTTTAAATCTTTATTTTTCTTTAAGTTAAATTCAAATATTTGTTTTTTATCTTCTAAAAAAAACTTTTCACTATGTTCATTTTCTTTTATTTTATATATTTTATCTCCAAAGATTTCAAAATCTCCTTCATTCGTTTTAAAATACAATTTTTCTGATGTATTAAATAAATATGTCTCTAATTCAGATATATTTATTTTTTTTTTTTGACAAGGTATAATTAACATAATAATATTTATGGTAAACTATTTAAACCGATTAAATAATGATATAATAATGGTTAATATAGTGCTAATCGAAAAAACCGGTGAACTAAAATTATCTAAATTTGTTTCTGAAAAAGGAGATGAATTATATAAAAAATGTAAATTTAAAAAATCCGATGGATTTGAAGAGAGACACATATGGAAGAATAAGAAAGATAAATATCCTTTTTCTTCTGTGACTTTATTTGCTAGAGATAATGGTAAAGCAAATACCGAAAACAAATACGAATTACCTCCTCCAGTAGATAATATTTTATATTTTGGCACATGTGCTCTTTTAGCTAAAGATGAAGATGAATTACATGTAGACTTGGATGTAGAAACATGGAATACCTTTTATGAAGAATTATATGGCGGATTTGAAAATTTAGCTGATACAGCAAAAGAAGATGAAGAAGAAGAAGATGAACTAGAAAGTATTCCAGCAGAAATGAAAACGAAGAGTGGTTATTTAAAAGATGATTTTGTAGTAGATGATAATCATTTGGAGGAAGGAGAAAGTGAGGGGGAATTTAGTGATGATATGTCTGAATTAGAATATGAAGATTATAGTTATAGTGACGATGAATAATTATAAAAAAAATTGATTAAAGAAATAGTGTTATTAATATAGTAAATAGAAGATGCGTAAGATTGAAAATCCACAAGAGTTCAGAAATAATGTTATTAATAAATTAAAAGATATATTAAAAAATGACAAGTTAGCGAGTAATCTGGAAAAAGGTATTTTTAATTATAGTTTAAAACATGCTGAAAAAATAAATGTTGTAAAGAAATGGGATAACAGCTATTTTGTAAAAATATACGTTAATAGATTAAGAACAATAAGAAGTAATTTGAAGGATGAAAAATTATTTAAATCAATAATAAATAAAAAAATAAAGGCACATGAAGTAGCATTTATGACTCATCAGGAAATGCAGCCAGATAATTGGTCAGAACTATTAGAACTAAAAAAAATTAGAGACGAAAATAAATATGAACCCAAATTAGAAGCTTCCACTGATGATTTTAAGTGTTGGAAATGTAAATCAAAAAAATGTACTTATTATCAATTACAAACTCGTTCTGCTGATGAACCAATGACTACTTTTGTAAGTTGTCTGGATTGTGGAAATAGATGGAAATGTTAATCATCAAAAAAAATTGAAGTTTATAAAGTTATATTTTTTAATTATAAATTTCAAATACTTAATGATAAATCATGGGTTCCGCTTCTTCTGTCTTTGCAAACAAAAGTATTTATTTAACTTATGACGAATCGTCACAAGATATTAAAATATGGGAGTTTACGACTTCTATAAAAAAATTACCAATAAAAATGTTTATAAATGATAGCTCAAAACTAAATGAATCTGATATCATGATTCATTTAGTTTCAAATTCTACTATAAAACATCATAAACAATTGACAGATATAAATAATGGATTAAATAAGGTAAGTATATTTATTTATACGGATCGTAGAGTGCCAAAAGTAAAAGAAAATAATTTAAGTCAAAATGAAAAAAGTATTAGTATATCCTATTTGGATTATGCTAATTTTGAAGAAATATTTCCTATTATATTAAATAAATTAAATGATTATTGAATAATTTCTAAGTCTTGTAGATGCCAATATTCCGATGCCCCACTGGGTAATGGACGCCTAATAATAAAGGGGATTTTTTTTTGTTCTAATTCTTTCAAAGCAATGAGATATCCATCAATAACATTTGAACTTAATTTAACATAAGGAACAGCTCCATTATTCAATTGTTTTGCTCTTAAACCTAAAATTTTTGTTTTTTCGTATTTGGTTAAAATTGGAATAGTCTTGTGTAAATTATCTATAATAATGTTTTCTTTATTCCTTTGAACTTTTGCTAAATTATATATTTCATCATAATTATTTATTAATGATTCTGGGTGTTGGCTTAATATATAATTTTCTCTAATTTCTTTGTCAAATTTTTGTAAATATTCCTCATCTTCTTCTTCATCACTATCAGAATTATAATCATCATCTTCCTTTTCAAATACACTTGGTAATTCTATTTGTGTATCTGGCAAAGTTGAAATATCATTTGAACCTTGAGATTTTTTTGCTATTTTCTTCTTAGCTACTGTAACTTCAGAATCCTCCATATCTTCATCATCAAAATCTACTTCTTCATCCTCATCTTCATCCTCTTCTTCTTCCTCAACTTCTTCCTCATCATCTTCATTATAATCAGCCATAACATTACCTTCCTCATCATATACTTTTAATTTATCATCTGAGATTTTAGCTGTTTTTTTAGTAAATGTTGGAGGAGCATCTTGTTCATCGTCAGATACTTGTCCAATAGATTCATTATCAGATAATTCTAAATCACTCATACTTATAATAATATAACATATTACTTTTATATTAAGTTCAATTTTTATTAAAAAAAATATATATTATTATAAACGAGTTAAATAGAGTATTAATTATTTTTTTGAGTTTTCCATACAGTATCACATTTTGCACATAAATAAATATATAACATATTTATATCATCATATCTTAAATAAATAACTTCTCGCTCACCATCAGATTTATTACTACTACATTCACTATTAGGACATTTAATAGTATTAATTCTAGGTAAAGTAGGATCCAATTTTGTATACTCATTAATAATATGATTGTATTTTTGCTCACTTCTTTTTAATTGAGTTTTTGAAACACAAATATTTTCTGCAGTCAATTGGTCATCTTCATTACCACAATTCCTACAGTAGTAAACTAGTTTATTTTCATCCTCCGAATTAATTTGGATGTAATACATATTATTGCATTTATTACAGAAGTGCATCTTTGAATATTATATATATATTATTTTTATTTAGTTTCAATTTTATATTTTAATTTTTTTAAATTCTTCTAATATATTATTCCAATTAATTTCTACTTTTAAATTATAAATACCTGTGCGAATATATATATCATCTTCCGATTTAACATAAGATTCTATTAATTCTTTAATTGAATCCTCATTTTTTTTGTATTGTTTATTTATATTCTCCTCAAACATCTCTTTTAATACTTTTAAATTTTTAGCTTTATTCTGTAATATATAACATACACTATATTCCATATTTTTAAAAGTAATTATTTTATTATATCGATTAAAATCTACACTTAATTCAGTAAATCCAGGCTCATGTAATAAAGGTGCATTATCCAATATAGAGAGAATTGTTAATAATATTGTTCTTATACTTTGACATCCAGTCCATTGGTCTCCTTTCCAAGTATTTAAAAGTGATAAACACATCTTTCCATTTTTATACATATTCGGATGAAACCTTGTTTGTCCATCTATTCCACCCATATTTAAAAATGTAACCTTAGGTGGTCTATGAGGATAATCATATGGAAATTTAAATTCATAAAAATAATTTCCACCAAAATATACTGAATCCTTTGGACCACATATATATGCATATCCTTTTAGCATTTCTGTTTCATCATGTTTATAATATATACCTTCATCATCTAACGGATTTTTTATCAATTCTCTTACATCTTTTAATAATCTTCTAGTAGTTTCTCGAGATATAACTATAGTCTCATTTTTATCTTCAATACTCATATAAAAATATTATTCAATTATATTTTTATATAATTTTAATAAGTTAATATTAAGTAAGTTTTTATAGAATTATCCTCCAAATATAATAAATTCATTTTACATATGTTAATTTTCATTTTTTAAAACATATATAAAAAAATTGACATAAAAATAATATATTGATATATAACATACTATGTCTAATATGAAAAAATCATTTGAATCTTATTTAAATAGCTATTATTCTCAAAAAGGTGAAGGTTTTACTCATACTAGAATAGGAGATAATAATTTATCCGTTAAAGGTGGAGTATATACAATTACCAATATACCTGATTTCTATGAAAAATATATAAAACATGTTTTCACTAGTGGTAAATTAGAGTTTCTAACAGAAAAACAACATCCTGATATCGGACCTCTACTAGTAGATTTTGACTTTCGCTATGAAACTGAAGTAGAAGACCGTCAACATAATGAAGATAATATTACTGACATGATTCAACTATATTTTGAAGAGTTAAAAGAAATGTTGAATATTCCAGCTAATACAAAAATTCCAGTATATATTTTTGAGAAAGAAGATGTAAATATGCTTGATGAAGTAACAAAAGACGGTATTCATATGATTATAGGTATTCATATTCATAGACCATTACAAATTATGTTAAGAAATAGAATACTACGAAAATTAAAAGATATTTGGTCTGATTTACCATTACAAAATACATGGGAAGAAGTGCTTGATGAAGGTATCACAAATGGAAATACTAATTGGCAATTATATGGTTCTAGAAAACCAGGTAATCAATCATATTTACTTACGAGATTATATGATATTATGATTGACGATAATAATGATTTATGTCTTTCTATTAATGATGTTAAAAAGTTTGATTTAAAAAATAGATTTCCTGAATTAACTGCTCAATATAATTACCATTTACAATTTCCTATCAATCAAGCAATCATGGAAGAATTCGAATCTATTAAAAATTCCAAAAAAAAATCAACTAAATCTAAAAATAAATTGAAAATTATTGATAATAAAAATTTGGATATTTTGGATGTTTCATCACAAGAAGAACTAGAACAATGCGTAGAAACTTTTCTTGAAAATGTTGAACAAGATAAAAATTATTATATTAAAGAAACACATGAATATACTATGGGTCTTACAGAAAACTTCTATAATCCATATGATAAATGGATTCGTGTTGGATGGGCATTGAAAAATACTCATGATTCTTTATTTATTACTTTTATTGCTTTCAGCGCTCAATCGAATAAATTTGATTTTGATAAAATACAAGAATATTATGAATTATGGTGTAATTGGGGTAATACCAATGATGATTGTTTAACATATCGTTCTATTATTTATTGGGTTAAAAATGATAATTTTGAAAAATATAAAGAAATTAGAGAAAAAACGGTTGACTATTTTGTTGAAAAAACTATCTTACCACATGGAGACACTGATTTTGATTTCGCCATGGTTCTATATTATATGTATAAAGATGACTTTACTTGCGTTTCTATTAAAAAAGATTTATGGTATATTTATAAAAACCATAGATGGATTGAAAATGAAGGTGGCACTGATCTTAGAATTCAAATTTCTAGAGAATTACATTCCATTTATATTAATAAATATAATACAGATTTAGCCTATTTAAGCAGCGGAACTATTGATCCTAATAGCGAAAAAGGACAAGCCTTATCTAAAAAAATTAAAAAAACTAGTGAAATTGCTGCTAATCTAAAACGCAGAGGTATTAAAGATAATATTATGAGAGAAGCTAAGGAAATATTTTATGATACTGAATTTGTCGATCGTGTGGATGCTAACCCAAAATTACTCTGTTTTAATAATGGTGTCTATGATTTTGATTTAAAAGTTTTTAGAAAAGGCAAACCAGATGACTATTTATCTAAAAGCACAAATATAAATTATATTAAACTAGACCATAATAAACATAAAAAAACTATGGATGAAATCTATTATTTTATGGAACAATTATTTCCAAAAAGAGAACTTAGAGATTATATGTGGGAACATCTTGCTTCCACTCTTATTGGTGAAAACAATGATCAAACCTTTAATATTTATAACGGTTCTGGTTCTAACGGTAAATCTAAATTAGTCGAATTAATGGGATTTGCTCTTGGTGATTATAAAGCTACAGTTCCTATTACTCTTATTACTGCCAAGAGAAATTCTATCGGTTCTACTTCTTCCGAAATTGTTCAATTAAAAGGAGCTAGATATGCTGTTATGCAAGAACCTTCCAAAGGAGATAAAATTAATGAAGGTATCATGAAAGAAATTACTGGTGGTGACCCTCTTCAAGGCAGAGCTCTTTTCAAAGATTCTATTACATTCATTCCTCAATTTAAATTAGTTGTTTGCACAAATACATTACTAGATGTTGGTAGTAATGATGAAGGCACATGGAGAAGAATTTGTGTTTGTGAATTTATTTCAAAGTTTTGTAAAAAAGAAGACTTTGATGATGAAAGGGAACATCAATTCGAACTTGACAAGAAATTAGGCGATAAATTTACTACTTGGGCTCCTATTTTCCTTTCTATGTTAATTGAAAAAGCTTGTCAAACATCTGGTCTTGTTAATGTCTGTGATGCTGTTAAATCTAGCAGTCTCAATTATCGTAATACTCAAGATTATTATAGTGAATTTATTTCCGATAAAGTTAAAAAATCTACTGGTTCTAAAATCAAAGAAACCAGTTTGTATGAAGTATTTAAGTCCTGGTTCCAACTTCATCATGGTAAAAATGTTCCAAAAGGTAGAGACCTATTCGAATATATGAATAAAAAATTTGGTAAAAAAGTTAGAGGTGTTTGGTCTAATGTATCAATTATATATGATGATTTCGATCCTGACTTGGACGATGACGAAGGATTTTAAATATAAAAAATTATAAATTTTTATTAATCTTATAATTTTTTTATAAATTAGAACTCAAATATACCCAAGTTGTTTGAGATTTTACCCAATCCCAAAAATGATAAATTATTTTTAAAATAAAAAATGCTATTAATGGATATATTGCCAATCCTATTATCATTCCCCATTTTTTTATATCAGTAAATTGTTTTGTTATTATTAAACCTACTATCATTAAAAATATTAATAACCAATATTTTGTCATTAAATGATGTGCCCACCATCCTGCCCAATCATTTTGTTCATTCTCATAATAAGTCTTTCTATCCGATATTTCTATATTATGAACCAACTTTTCAATCATTTTCTTTAACTCTAGATTCTGTTTTTCTATCATTCTAAATAATGATTTCGTATTTTCTGCTCCCTCTATTGAAGCATTATAATATGTCTCTTCTCTTCTTAATCTATTCATTAAATTATTATGTTCATCTCTCAATTCTCTTAATTTATTCATCGCTGTTATCCTATATCTGTCATCACTTACCACTCTTGGAACTGCTGCTTGTTCTTTCTGAAAATTAGTTAAAAAATCTGTTGCTTGTTGTGTTGCGTCTGCCATCATATCATTAAATTTATCAATATCTAAATACTTATTTAAATCATCTGCGGTCATACAACCACCTTCATTATCAGGAGCTTTATTTAAATTTATTTGTGATGGCATATCCGGATCAAAGTCTTTAGCTGTTGACATTATACTAATATACTATAAGATTTAAAACTTTGCATATTCCTCATCTTTACCATTAAATCCCTTTACTACTCCTCCTGTATTTTTAAAAATATTCACATTAAAATCACTCTTATTAAATGAATTCTGTAAACATCTTTCACCCACAAAACCTTCAGAATCACTATTTTTATTGGAATCTAAATACCCAGGAGTTACACATTGCTTATTTGTGGAATCCCATGTTGTTCCAAAATTGTTTCCTTCAGGACAACATGCCTGTCCAGCACAATTTAAAGTTAAATCTCTCTTTTTTGGATCTTCACCATTTCCACTTCCCGCATCTACATTATCCGGATCAAAAGGAAATTTATATTCATCAAATACCATATTACTTCTTCTCATTATATCAATTGATTGCATAATTACAACAAATATACATATTCCAGCTAATACACCAATTATAGCTAAAGCGATATTTTGAGGAATTATATTCTTTTTCATTAATATTCCTAAAATTAATATTGGAATACAAAAATAAACTATTGTTTTCATTACACCTGTTTGTGTTGTATACTTATCACTATAATAATCGTTTATCTCTGCCATTCTTAATTTATTAAATCGCTCTTGTTGTAATAACCCTAAATTTTTATTAGCATTTTGTAATTCATTCTTTACCACTCCTCCCACTGCTACTTCATTTACTAAAGCAGACCTAGCCTCAGCTACATTTGCTTGCATTGATGAGTAACTATTACTTAAATTTTGATATAAATCTTGTTTTAACTTTTGTAAATTTTCTATTTGTGTTATTATTTGATTTTGTTTACTCAAATCTGGATTACTTTGAACACTTAATCTTTCTAAACCCTGATATAAACTACCCATTTGGGTGTCTATTTGATTTATTGTCTGAATTGTTTGAATGTCTCTTTGTTGTTCTTGTTGAATCATTTGACTATCCATTATATATTATCAGGAGAGATAATATATAAATTTTAATTATTTCTCTTTATTTCGTAAATTTCGTTACTCCAAATGTCAATCCTAATGCTAAAATACTCCAAATTATATACATTTTATTACTACTTAACATATTTAATGTAGCATCTTCTTCCATTGCACTATCTCTATTAATCAGTCTTTTCTCTCTTCCTATTTCACTATAAACCTGTTCATATCTTTTTAATCTACTTTCCATTATTTTTTGTTCGTCCATTAATCCTTTATTTAATTTAATATCTTCTCCTGCTAATTCTCTTATTTTTTCCTTTATTTTATTTAATATTTCTTGTAATTTTGAATATTGAGCATTTATCGCTTCTCTATCCCTCTCATTTATAGTTCCTAAACCACATGTAGTTCCTATATTCATAATTCCTTCATTTGCATATCCATTTACAATTTTTTGTTTTGAAAAATTTACTTCATTACTACAACTATTACTATTATTTATACTTTTATTCCTTACATATAAATCTCCCACTCCATTATATTGTCTTTTTCCGTTAGGCCACATGTTGGCATTTTTTATACAATAAATATTCCCATTTACATAAAATCCGGCTGCACCTGGCGTTTCTCTACATTTTTGTTTTATCTGTTCTATCGATAACCCTGATCCACATACTATATCATTCCCATAGGAATCATACCCCCTTTGTAATTCAAAATCATCTCCATACCCCGATATCATATTATTCGGATATTGTTTCTTTGTTAAATTATCTGTAATATGAAATGTTTGTCCTAAATTGGTATTATCCGCATTTTGCGTTTGATATGTCGCATAGGCAGTATAACCCGGCACCCATTCATAATTCCAGTCAAAAAAATTTTGTCCACCTATATTCATAAAACTACCTTCTTTATTTCTTCCCATTCTTCCTACTCCTGGTGAAACTGAACATATTGAATCATTCACAGTGTTTCCTCCACCTCCACCTATATAACATTTTCCTCTTCCATTTCCTTCATCTGGGCCTAATTGAAAAACATTAGAACCCATATCTGCCGCTCTTCTACTACATGCTTCCATCGTATTATTACCTAAATCACTTTGATATATTCCAGCATTTTTACTACAATTTACATATTGTCTATTTGTCGTAGCTGAGGGATTGGTTACATATACATTTTGCCCGGCATTTCCACATGTCTGATTATTTATCATTCCTGAACCTTTAATTAAATCCTGACCATTCATTTTTACTATCTCACCTTGAGGAGCATTTCCAATTGTATATAATTGTCCTGAATCTGCTTTCGTATTCGTATAACTTGTCCAATTGGGTGGACAATTAGCTTTTCCTTGAATGGAATTTCCTTGCGACGGACTATTTATCCATTTCCAAACTCCTCTAGATGTAACATATCCTACTGCTCCATTAGCCTCATCTCTAACATAGGAATTGGCAAATTTATTATTACTATTATTACTAGCATTTACAAAATGTTGACTATCCTCTAATAAAGCTTTTATAGATTGATTATAATCCTGTAACTGTCTATTATATATATTTCTTAATTCAGATAATTCTCGAAAATCATCCATATTCTTTTGTATTACTGGACCTCCACAATTCTTTTTCTCTCTACCAATATTAAATACTTGTTTTCTATTTGAATTTAGCGTCTTTGTTAGCACTGTTCTATGCTCAGAATCTATTACTGTTAATTGAGCACCACTCAACCTTTCTTGACAACAATCTGGCCTATTATATACTACTACCTTTTTTACATTTACAGCTCTTCCTAAATCTACTTCCCACCATCCACCTGTAGTTCCAGCTGTACATGCTGAATTTGGCCATGGCTGATTATTCGAGATATTTCCATCAATAGCCATATAGGGATTGGTGCCCTTATAATATGAACTCATTGTTGCTATTGGTGTTCCTGTTTCCCGTTGTTTTACTCTACACATCGCATTTTTATTTCCATCTCCTTTTACAGTCGGATCCTGATAAATCCAACAACCTGGATTTAAACCCTCTGTCGACCCTTCATTTTGAATTTCGTAGGCTGAACATCCAGTTGAGCAATTTTGTTCACACTCAGCTGTAGTTAGGTCTCCTTTGTATACTGAACCAGGAGTTCCTACACCAACTCCTTGATTGGTAGTTTTTCTACAAAATCCTTGTGTTAACTCATAATCATTTGAATAACCACCATGAATAGCTACATTTCTTCCACTTTCATCAAATACTTGAACTTCTTGTATAGTTAAATAATTATTTGTTTGACTAATTCTTATATATCTAATTTTATCTGGTTGACACATAACCGTCTGCCCAGGATCAGATCCATCTGGAATATAAAAATTTGAAGGATTTTTCTTTTGAGCTTGTCTAGATACAACTGTAAATCCTTCTATTATATCTAAATCTTTTGATAAACATTTTTCCTGATTTTTTCTTTGATTTATATAAAATTCTCCTTCTTTGAAATTATTTGACATTATTAATATATTATATAATAATAAAAATATATTAATCAATTGAATCAACAATAACACTTGATATATAATCCCAAGATTTTACGCCATAAATAGTTATTTGTTTATAATAATATTTTGCTAAAATCACTACCCAAATAGCAATAAATAAATAAGTTATAACCGAAACCGACTCACTAGTTAGTAAATGAACGCTTAAACCAATACTTATTAATACTAATATTATCCACAAAAAATAAATGATATAATTAGATAATTGTCTTTGATAACCATCTTCTGCAGCAGCACTTTCAACTGGTTGTTTTATTATTCTATTAATTTCAACTCTATCTGCTCTTAATTTTTCTAAAATATTTTCTAATTGATTACTATTGCTTTTTCTCTCACTTACTAATAAATTATTACTTCTCAATGAACCTAAATTATTTTGCTGTTGTTCTTTTATTATCTTCTCTATTTCATTACCTTTCTTTTTTATTTGTTTTAATAATTTCTCTCCTTCAACACCTCCTAATCTTGATGTTCCATTTGGAGCTAATGAAGTAATAGTTTTACTTTGATATTGAGCATTTGTTTTACCACCCTTTACTCCTCCAAAACAAGATTTTTTCCACTCATTAGGAAAATCTTCTGGATAATATACTACAATCGCATATTCTTGATTTTTATCCTCAACTGCTTTTAATTTACAGTCATCTACATTATTTTCTTTTCCTAGAAATTTCCAATTTTCATTACTTTCTGTTGGATTATTAACCATACCCATTTGATAATTTTCATTTGGTATATCTTGCCAAAATCCACCTGCTTGCTCCGGAGCATGTCTATAAATAGCATCACTAGTATTTGTTATATAAAAATCTTCACTCTCAGGATCTCCTGATACTGTAGTTACACCTCCGGCTACATTATCCGCTCTAGTCCATGCTTGTTTACCTTCTATATCCGTCTTGTAAATCCACCTATTCATTCCAATTGCAAAAACATCTTTATTATTGGAAGCATTAATCCAATAAAATTGCCAATTACTTGGATTCCCAAATTTTTCCCATTTTCCACTTCCATTAATAGGTCTTCTCCAAGCATTTTTATTTGTATCTAAACCATAAACATATTTATTATTACAACTTAATTGAACAATAGGAGGACCAACTTTACTAGGATCAGGTTGTACTATTCCCTCTAAATATAAATCTTCTCCCCAACCTACATTCGCATCTGTTCTTGTTACTGTTAATTGATTCCCATTTACCTTTACACTAAATCTATCACCCCAACCTGGATTTTGAGCATTTACCTGCCATTTATTAACAGTCATATCATTATGTGGTAGTGTTACTACTTTATTATTTGTATTTGAAGGGCCTACATGAATAGGAATATAACTAGAACCATCGGTAGTATTATATACAGTATTACACCAAGCCCCTCCTGTAATTTTATTATCTTGGTCACATGTTCCTAAACTAGTTATTCTATTCCAATCATTACCACAAAAACATTGTCCTGCATGACCATTACCATACTGTAAACCAAAATATTTTTCTCCTTGACATTGTTGATTACAACCAGCTTTGGTAAATATACCTTTATATGTGGGTAACATTCTATTTCCATTATCTTTCCAATTTCCAAGTGCTTTCCATCCTAAATTTGCCTTGGGTATCGAAGCTAAAACAAACGCTCCATTACAAGGCTCTCTACAATACCATACTGAATTACCAGTGCCTCCTACCACCCATATATATCCTCCTCCTTGTGAAACATTAGAAGCCTTTCCTGGTATATGACTCCAACCTCCAGTTCCATTTTGATTCATTTTATAGATATCATTATTACTGTTCACTCCCCATACTTCATTTTCTCCTCCAGTTAATTGTTTTAAACTTCCACCTATTTGTCTCCAATTGGAATCATCACAAGGTTTTTTACAAATATAGATAGAATTATTTTTATTGACACCCCATACATTTTCTTTTCCTGCCCCACTAATTTGTTTTAATGCTCCACCAATCCTTTTCCATCCTCCACTAGGAGGTTTGGCATTAACAGTTTGGTCACGAATTAATTGGTCATATTCATTTTGAAGGGCATTATATTGTTTAATTTTTAATTCTAAACTTCTATCTAAAACTCTAGATTGGATTATTGAATTATATTTATTTGGGTCTTCTTTAACTATTTCATCAACAAAAGACATAATATATATAATTTTATTAGAAATTAATATATATTAATTGACTTGTATACTTACACTTGAAACCTTTTTATATAAATAAATTAAAAACATTAACACTCCAAAAGCCACTATTACATAAGCGATTCCAGATACAGGTTTTCCTCCTATTCCCGTGCTATTTGCCATTGCTAAAGATACTATTAAAATAGTTATAAATATCCAAGCAATTAAAATATACCAACTTGAAGTCATTCTTAAAGAAGCATCCTCAGATTCTCCTCCATCTTGCATCAACATTCTATTATTATATATTACTTCTTTATTTAAATCAGATATATGATTGACTTGCTTCATCATATTATTTCTTTTGTTATTTAAACTATTTTGTGCTTGAGAATTACTTAAGTTCAATGAATTCATTTGAGAAACTAATTGATTAGCTTTTACTTTAATTTGTTCATTTAAACTTTGTAACTTATTATATAAAGTAGGATTGACATCTAAAGCTAAACAAGTATCTGAACTTGACATAGCTGAACCTGTTGGTATTAAATTATAATCGTCAGAATTTAATTCTATAGCAGTGCTTGAACAACTATTAGACTTAGCTCCAGAGAAAGGATGTTTCATTCCTTTAATATCTACCCATGCTGTTTCCCCACTTGAAGTATTTTTGACAATTTGACCTGCTATTTTACAGGGTTGTCCTGAAGTCATCGCGGGACCTGTTTTAAAATTATTAAAATCTCCACTAAAAGACATAGTGGTGTTAGGACAAGAGGAATTATTATTTTGCCATGCGCTAGTGCTGTATTTATGAGTATATCCAAAATTATTTACATAATAATTATTACCATCTGTATCTGATATTACTTTACCTAAAGTATTTACTATTTGTTTTTTTGTTTGAGTTTGATTTAATAAATCTTCACTAAATTGTTTATAAGTTTGACTAAATTCTGCTAATAGCTGATTATAATCATTTTCAATATTACTTAATCCTTCTAATTTTGATTTATCAGATGCGTTTAAATTCATATTTCCAATTGATTCAACAATAGAACCTTTTTCAATGAGAGATAAATCTGGTCTTAAATCATTTGTTTCTTCACTGTTAAAATCTAACATTTGTTTTCCTTGATTTAAATTTGATTTAAATAATCCACTTAAGCTTTCAATTCTAGAACCTCTTTCAATTAAAGGTAAGTTTTTTTCTTCAATTTCAGTTATTTCATTATTATATTGAAGAATATCTCTCCCTTGTGCTAAATTAAATTTTAATAAGTCTCCTCCTGTCTTTTTAAACATTTTACTATAGAATATTAATAGAAAAATGTTTTATTGTATAGTATCCATTTTATTTCCTGCTGCTTTTTGCCATTTTCCAACAATCCATAAAGCTAGTTTTGTAAACAAAAATCCAAACACAATTACTATTGCTAATGAAATAAACCATTGCTTAAAATCCAATTTTAATGTGCTTAAAAAATATGTTCCTAATATTACCCCAATCAACATTACTATTACCACTGTTAATTGATCTCTATACCAATCTAACTGGTCATCAAACATTCCTTCTGCTGTTAATGATTGTCTTTTTAATCCTTTTACCTTTTCTTTCATTAAAGCATTTTCTCTCTTTAATCTTTCCATATCATTTGTTAAATTTGCGGTTATTTTTGATTCTTTATCTATTTCATTATGCATTTGATTCATCAACATAAACGCATTAGAATTAATTTTATCTATACTTGAAAATACATAGTCCGTCTCTTGAATATAATTAGGATTTTCAGGATTTTTTAAATATAATACATAATTAGGTATAAAATTCTCTACCAATAAAAAAAATTTTTGGTCTAGTTGATTTATTTTTTCTTTCATATTTTTAATTAAATTCATTTATATTTATTACTGAGAACAAATTCTGTAATAATCAGCTGTAATTGCTGTTTTACTAGGTCTAGTTATTTTACAGATTTGTCCTGGTCTTAATCCAATTGCTTGAGCAACTGGATCATATCTTGATATATCTGGTAAATCGTCATTTGACCTAATATTGTATCTTTGCTTAATAAACTTTATTTCTTGCTCTTCAATTATTTGATGATTAGGAACATATTCGTGTTCTAATATATTGAATTGAAGTCTTTCTAAATTAAATAGTATAATAAATATACCTTCTTGTTCCCATATTTCATTCAATATGGCGGTTAATGGTTCATGAGGCTCTTGTTTCATAATAATAATTAATGTATCTGATTTATTTAACACATTTTCAATAGTATACAAATCATCTATATAATCATTAATATTCTCTCTTCTTAGCGTTTTCCCTAAATGATATTTTACATATACCTTCTTTGGAGATTCCGCATCTTCTGGACTAGATAATAACATATCTAATTGTTTATTATTATTCATAATATGAACTTCATTTACACTAAATTCTTCATAATCTTTTGTTTCAAAACCTTGTTTCTTTAATAAATTCAATAAATTAAATCTTGATTTAAATAATGCTGTAGTGTTGCTAGACTGTGCCATTCTATTTATAATACAAAATTATATTTTTATTTTTATTTCAATTTTATATTATAATATTTAATTATCTAATTTAATTGTTTTTTTCTCTCCTTCACTTTCTTTTTCTTCTTCTTTTTCTTCTTTCTCAATATTTTCATTTATAATTAATTCTATCCCGTCATCTCTTTTTGGTGTTGTTTGTTTTACCATTTCCTCTATTTTCTCTACTGTTTTATCTTCTGGCTCTGTTTCAATATTTATTTCTTCTAATTGAGGCCTTCCAGTTGTTTCTATTGATGGTTGATTAGGCATTATTACTACTGGTTTATCTGAATCTAAAACTAATACTTTACTACCTCTTGGTGGTGGAGGAGTATTGGGAGACTGAGGGCTAAAATAACCTGGTGGTGGATAATCAGGACTTGGTGGTCTAGAATCATTACCATCTCCAGATAGGGAGTTAGGATTATATGCAGGACTAGTTGTGACATATTGAGGACTAGTGGGGGCATAAGCAGGACTAGTGGGGGCATATGGAGGACTGGTTGAGGCAAAAGTAGGACTATTTGGATCATATACAGGTTTATATTGTTCATAAAGTGGATGAGAAGGATCATATAAAGGTTTATTTGGATCATAAACAGGACTAGTTGGAGCATAAGGAGGACTATATGAATCACTAGGATGTCTTAACTGTAATTGTTTTCCAATATTTTCATTTCTAATTTTATCTAAACAAATTAACCAATTATTAGGTATTTGATTAGTTAATAATTCATCGATCATTACATTAGGAGCAATTGGAGTATTATCATGATATGTTAATTGATTCTTTTTCCAACCAGCTGGAAATCTATTTGGTTTATCTTTATTATTTTCTTCAACAAACCATATCTCAGATGGTTCACCATTATTTTTCATAATTATAGATTTATATGCTTCACCCCTTTCTTCGTCATAAGTATAAAATAACCATCCAAATTCTTCAGGATCTAATTGTTCAGATGGCTCAGGAAACTCGCTTGGAACATTTTCACCTGTTTCTATATTTGTTACATCTATATCTCCTATGTTATTATATGCTTTAGTTTGTCTTTCTCTAATTTCTTTCCTTATAGAAAATAATTTATCATTTTCACTTGTAGAACCTTCAGGTGGTAGTAATTTGATTATATTATCAGAATATCCCATACTTGTTAATTGATCAACATTGGCTTCGGTAATTATTCTTAATTGAATATTCATAGCTTGTAATTCTTGAATTAATAATTTTAAAGCATATGGAACTCTTAAGATGGAAAAATTCCTTCCAAATCGACTTACATTTTCAATATTTAAATTATCATCAATCGATTTATTAAATTTAATTGGACCATCTGCCATTGGACTTAAAAATAAATTTTGACTTTTATTAAATATAGCTACTGTTCCAGTATTATTACATACTGCCATAAAATATTCATCTCCTCTTACTAATAATGATTCTTGTAAAAATCCAGCTGCTCCATGCGCAATTACTCCATCTCTTTCCATCTCACCTATTCTTAATCCACCATCATTAGCCCTACCACCTACAGTCTGTTTAGTTAATTGATTAATTGGTCCCCGAGCACGAGAATTTATTTTATCCTTTACCATATGTTTTAATCTCATATAGTAAGTTGGTCCTATAAATATTTCCGCATCTAATTGTTCTCCTGTCATTCCATTGTATAATATTTCATTCCCAGTTTTGTTAAATCCTTGTTGAGTTAATGCTTTTCCAAATAATTCGTGTTTAGACCCTTTATTAACAAAAGCAGTACAATCTCCATAACCTCCAATGTTAACACACGCTTTTCCCATTAATGTTTCAACTAATTGTCCAATTGTCATTCTTGATGGTAAAGCATGAGGATTTACTATTAAATCAGGTCTGATACCATTTTCAGTAAAGGGCATATTTTCCTCTGGGATAATTAATCCTACTGTTCCTTTTTGTCCGCATCTACTACAAAATTTATCTCCTATAGCTGGTATTCGTTCTTCTCGAATTCGAACTTTAGCCAATCTAAATCCCTCTTCGTCTTCTGTCATGAAACTTTTATCAACAAATCCTAATTGACCCTTTTTAGGATATACAGAAACATCTTGAGGTTGATTAGGATTTAATAAATTAGTCTGAACTTTACCTATGACTACTTTTTTTTCATCCATTTCTGTATTTTCTTTTATTAATCCATATTTATCTAAATCACTATAATCATATCCAAATTTAGTTGAATCTATATTAGCATCTTGTATGTTTTGAAAATGTGAATCTATGCTATTTTCTCCTACTTTACTACTTTCTTCTCTTGACTCATACATATTATAATAGGTAGTTCGGAATAAACCTCTTTTTACAGAACCTTCATTAAATAATATGGAATCCTCCACATTATAACCTCCATAAACCATAATGGCTACTATTACATTTTCTCCATATGGATGTTGTTCATTATTAATAAACTGTAAGTATCTACTTTTAATTAATGGTATTTGTCCGTAATTTAATACTACTCCCATTTTATCTATTCTTGAAAAAAAGTTAGAACTATATAAAGATACTGCTTGTTTAGATTGTCCACATGAAAATAAATCTCTAGGTAATTGATTATTTTCTGGGAAAACTATTTGATTTCCCATGACACCTAACATTAAAGAAGGATGAATATCAACATGTGTATATGGTTTATTTGTATTAAAATCATAATCACTGGAAATTAATGCGGTTTCTTCTTCAGCTGTATCCAAATATTCAATAATTCCTTCAGATCCTTTTAAATCATCAAAATTACTAGTTCCATATAATTCTTCTAATTGATATATTTTACATGCGTCCACTTTATAATTTGTATCCTTTTTTTTGGCAAAACCACTTATTAATTGTTCCCAGGAAAAATCCATTTTACTTATTTTTTCCAATATGGTTTTATTTTTAAAACTTAATTTCTTATTATCTACATAAAACACTGGTCTAGACAATCTACCTGAATCTGTATACACTTGAATTTCTTTCTTTTTTATATTCCAACTTATACTTGTATAAATAGGCAATAATCCATTTCTTTTGTATTTTTTTATTATTCTCATTGTTTCTTGAGGATTTGTTATTACCCCAACCCAACTTCCATTTATCATAATTTTGGTAGATGAATATAAAAATTTGGTATTAGATTCTTCTAGTAACTTCATTTTTAAAATACTTCTAAAAAATTTCATCATTGGATAACTTGAACAACCACTTGTGATATGAGTAGCAATTGACATATGTTTATGGAAACCTACATTACCACCGTCAGGTGTATCTACTGGATCAATAATTCCCCATTGTGAACCATGTAATAAACGAGGTTTAACAACTTTAGAACTAGAATCCATAGGTAAATTAATTTTTCTTAAATGAGATATAAAACTATTATAAGACAATCTATTTAAATCTTGAACAACACCAGCTTTTTTGGTATGTTCGGCGGCTCCCCAATTTCCCTTAAACGCTTTCTTAAATCCTGTTTCAGTTATTCTCTCATTAAATATTCTTTCATAATTTTGTAAAACTACATCTTTAAAGCTCTCTCCTTGATACACATTTTTAGATTTTTTAAAGTTATATTCAGAATCTAGTTTTAATTTAATATGATCTTGTTGTAATTTATAATATTCTTTAAATAAATCATATAATAATCTTCCTGGAACTTCAACTCTTTTAAATTTAAAACTATCTCTATCTGTTGGAGATTCTAATTTGGTAAATACTAGTAATAAATTAAATACAATATATCCTAAGTAAAATGCTTTTTGTTGAAAATTTAATTCACCTATATTAGGTAAAAAATAATTCATTAATATATCTAATACATGATTTACAGTATGACCTTTTGTAAATGTTTTTATATATTCTAACGCAGCTTCTTGAGTAAAAATTTTATTAGCATCGTGAATAGATGGAATAAACAAATCTATAAATGAACTATTTTCTTCCAAATTCAATAAACAATATTCAATTATTTCTTTATCAGAAACTATGCCTAATGCACGGAATAAAATAAATAAAGGAATTGGTTTTCTTACATTTGGAATATTAACTACTATTTGATTATTAGAATGTTGTTTAGTTGGTGCTACAATTCTTACTGACAATGTTCTTTCAGGTTTAGAAGCATCTTCAGATACAGTTCTTATATCTGCACCATGACTATAAATTTCATTGTAATTATCTCGTATATAAAGCATATTGTCAGCAAATTTTTCTTGACTAATAATGACTTTTTCTTTTCCATCGATAATAAAATATCCACCATAATCATTTCTACATTCTCCCATATTGTAACGAACATCTTTATTCAAACCATTTAATATACACAAATCAGATTGAAGCATTATAGGGAATCTACCTAAAAATATAGAATTAATCATTTCCGTAGATTCGATTATTTTTCCATCATCATTTTCAATAAAAAAATCAATTTCTAAGTCAAAATGAATAGTCATTCCATAATTCATATTTCTTAATCTAGCTTCATTCGGAAACATATAATGTTCTCTGTCCTCATCATAAATTACAGGTTTACCATAATAAATTTTATCTCCATTCTTTCCACCTAAATATAATTCACATCTATATTTAAATTGATTGGTTTTTGGGTCTTGTTCTTTTTGAAGAATAATAGGGTTTCTTTCTTTAAATATGCTTTTTAATCCAGTGTTATAAAAATCATTATATGATTCTAAATGGTGTTTTACTAATACTTGAGGATTATCATAAAAAAATTTCTCAATTATATTCCAAGTTATATTATCAAACTTTACACTCATTATATTATATCTTAAGTATATTTTTTTAAAATGTAATCATTAACATATTATTTTTTATAAATTAATGATTTATATCATTTGTTCTTGTTCAACCAAAACGATTGTTTGATTCGTTCCATGGTTTTGATAAATCATAAATAAACCTAATACAACAAAAAAGAAAAATATAGGTAAAAATACTAAAAACCAAGAAATAGCACCCCATCCATTTTTACATAAGGAGTCTAATACAATAGTTACAAAAGCAATATATAAAGCTTTAACTACGAATACTACAAACACATTATCCACTGGACAATCAAATTCTCCAACACATAAAGTTGTTCTATTTCCCAAATTAGAAAACACTAAAACTAAAAGCGAAAATACACTTAATAATAAATACACTATCGCAGGAGTACACATTTTTTTAATATCCTTTACTAATTTCATTTTATGATATAATCATAGAAAAAAATTATATTTTAGCCACTTGGTTATTCGCATCAATAAATATTTTTCTCACATCAGGAGGTTGTCCCCCAATAAATTTAGCATCTCTATCAATTGGTTGACTTTCAGTAGGATAAGGATTTTGACTTATTGGTTGATTTTTTCCCGCTATTCCGTATCCAACGCCTTGAACATTATATTGAGCTCCTCTCCCTAAATTTAAAATTTCTTGGAAAAATCCTCCTTTTTGTTTTTTCCTCCTTTTCTTTCTTCCACCATTCATAGGAGGAACCATTAACTGGTCATCCGTTGTTGAACGAGCTGGATTTAAACCTCCAACTACAATTCCATTTGGACTTAATTTAAAATGATTTGACATAGTTGCTCCATTTGTATCTAAACCTTTTGTAGCAGAGGCACCTGGCCATGTGCCTATATTACCTCCATCCCATGAAAATCCAACAGGTCCAGCAGCAGGACTAGAAACCATACCACCTTTCATTTTCTTACCACCACACATACATCCAACACCTCCGAATCTGGATCTATGAGATTTATGTTTCATTTTTAAATAATGATGACCTAAATGTTTTTTATGTCCATGTTTCATTTTTTTAATGGAAACTCTCTTAATATTTTTACGAGAGTTCTTAATATTTTTACGAGAACCCTTTCTTTTTTTATAAGACATTTTTTTCATAGATTTTGCCATTATATATTACAATAAGAAATTATTCTATATCTACATGAGTTAATAAATGTCTTCTACAACACATCTTATTTAATCCTAACTTGTCTAAAACCTCTCCTTCAGGAGTTTTATCAATATATTCTTCGGTTAAATATACAACTTTATCTACTTCCATATTACGCGCCATTTTTAATTTTCTGACCTCTTTTTGATAATATTCATATTTATTACCAATTACTTTTCCACAGGTAAAACACTTTACAGGTATAATCATCTTGAAATATATAAATATTATATTAATTTATTTATAAGTCAATTTTTTTTTAATATAATATTTAATCTTCTTCTTTATTTATTTGGGACAACCACTTCCATAACATTTATGTCTAAAATAATAGTAGTCTATATCATGTGTTTTTCCTTGTTCATTTCGTCTAAAAGTGGGACCATGTATATCTCCTGAATGACATTGCTCTTTTCCTTTCATTTTGGCATAAACGCAACATGATGTAGCAAGACAATTATCCTTGGTTAATTTGGAACAACTTTCCTGTAATGACTTTCGATCTCCTTCATGGTTCTTACAGAAACCAGTGGAAGCCATAGAATCAAAGGCTTCAATATCCACTACTTTTTCAATTTGTTTGTCTTCTACAGGAGTTAAATCAAATCCGATGATTGAGAAAAAAACCATTAATCCTATAATTAAAATTGAAACGGATAAAGCAGATGGTCCTAATTTTTTAATAAATTCTGCATTCATTTGTATTTTAAAAATAGTTTTAACTGTTATCACTAAAATTAATAATATTAATAATTTCATAACTCTAGCATTTGTATCGTCCATATATATAAATTTCTAATATTTTATTATTTTGCAACTTCTATAATTTCCATACCAATTGAAGTTTTTATTTTTCTATGTTGTTTTCCACTTTTATGTATTTTATTATGACATTCTTCGCATAATGTTAAAAGATTTGCTGGATGATTTTTATGAAAAGTTCCTATTATATTATTTTCATCCGCATTTTCTTGATGTTGTAAATGATGAACTTCTGTTCCTAGATTTTTTTTACACAATTCACAATTTCCCATTATTTTTTTACTATTAAAATGCGATGTCTTTTGTTCTAATACACTTCTCTCTTCCTTTTTATATTTTCTTCTTAAATCAAATGCTTTTTTCAAAAAATTATCTGGTAAATGTAGCGATTTACAAACTTCTAATCCATACATACATGAACCTGGTCCATCTTTTAATTTTCTATTATAAATTAATTTATCATTCATTTCGTCGTATTCTACTTCCATGTGTTTTATTAATATTGTTTCCATATTTTCTATTTCTTCATAATTTACAATTTCGTGAATATGTGTAGCAAATATAGCAGTTACATTTTTGTTATACAACATTTCTAATCCGGATACAAAAATACTGATAGCAGAATCTTGTTCTGTGCCTGAACATAATTCATCTCCTAATATCAAGCTATTTTTATCAGCTGTATTTAAAATTATTCTTAATTCTGACATTTCCACTGCAAAAGTAGATAATCCTTTAAATAAATTATCATTACCTAAAATCCGTGTAAAAATAGATTTATATGGTACATAAATTAACTCACTACAAGGAACATACAATCCTGCCTGTGCCATAATAATAGATATTCCCAATGATCTTATAAAACTAGTTTTTCCAACTGCATTTGTTCCATATAATAACATCATGTCTTTTTCTAGACCAAGTGATAAATCATTAGGAGTATATGTCTCATCAACATTTAATTTTTCAATTAACGGATGTCTCAATTCTTTTACATTTACATAGGATTTATCACCTTCTTTTATTAGAGGTTTACAATAGTTATGTTTTATAGCAATATAACACATGTTCTGTAATAAATCTATATGAGATACAAATTGAATTAAATTATAAAATTCCTTCTCATATTCTTCTAATTTTTTAATAAATTTCATATATTCAATACTAATTAGGTCTTTCATTTTACTTCTTGAAGAAATTATATCACTACATACTTTTTTAATATCTTCATTTACAATATTAACATTTGACCCAGTTGCTGTTTCATAATTAATTGTCTTTATAAAAAATATAAATTTTTTAGCATTTCCATTTTCATTTATAAAGGTTAATTCTTCACTTATTTTATCTTTTATTTGTTCTGCTAATATTTTGCTTCTTCTACTCGTACATTGTAAATTATATCCATTTTTATCAGTTGAATGAATTTTGACAAAATCATTTTTCTTGCTTTTCTCTCCCTTTGCTATTAAATCATCCAAGTAAACTCTCATACATTCTATCTTACTTTTACTATCTTGGTTTAATTCCACATATTTATCCAACTCTTTATTTATTCCTTCTTTAATAAAATTTGTGTCAAAATCAAATGTATTTATATTCTTACATTCATCTAATATAAATGTTTCTTCAAATACTTGTTTGAACTTTTTACAAATATCTTGTATATTCATGGTAATTTTGTTATTAAGATAATGGTTGATATGTGAATCCGAAGATAGATTAGAGTATAAAGATTGGATGTTAGAGAGATTATCATAAAAATAAAATAAATTCTGGGGAGTTATTTTTTTTAAATATAATTGTCTATTTAATTTTTCAATATCTTTAATACTTTTTAGTTCATTTCTCCATGTTTCCCAATAATCGGTTGTTAACAAATACTCTGTTATATCATATTTTTCTTCTATTTTATCTCTATTCGTCATTGGATTCAATATATTATATTTAAAGCTTCTTACACCCATAGGAGTAATACAATTATTTAAAAATTCGCTTATACTCGATAATTTTCCAGTATAATTTTTATCAGGTAATATATTTAATTGTTCTAGGCTATGATTAGCTAATAACATTCGTTCTGATTTATTTTCAACGGTAGGTTCACAAATTTTATTTACTAGACTAGGGTTGTGCTCATAAACAAAATTTAATAGATAAACATACGATTGTATACCATAAGTAAATTCCAAACTATTTTTAAAGAGAGATTCGCTAATATTAAACGGAAAGAATTTATCTAGAATTTCTCTCTGGTATGTCTGACTCTCAACCTTTTTGACCTTGGATTCATTGATATCTAACACATGAGTTTTTTTACTTTGTAATTTAATAAATTGAATGACATCGTTTATTTCTTTTTGAGAGAAATTAGAGATAAAAATACATTCTTTTGGATTGTAGGAAGAAATAAATCTTTCTAATTCATCATAAGTAGTTGGATTATGTAAGTGTTCGGAAATAATCTGATAAAAACTACTTTTTCCTGTATAATTATCTATAATGGACATACCGATTACAATGTTTCCCGATTTATTTATTTTTGTTTTTTTATGAGATTCAATCCAAATACATGCTACATGATTGGAGACATCATCATTAGAATTTTCATAAAAATAAGTTCCTGGTGAATAAATAGCTTTAAGACTGCGGGTAGTGTTACTAGTAGGGGCATCTTGGTCATAAATTACGGCAGAATATCCACTATTAATAATTTTTTCAAGATATTTTTCGAGGAGAAAAGGGATTTTGGAGGAAAAACCAAGCATTAACACTTCTTCGGTTTTTTTACCTGGAGCAAGCTCAGCATATTTTCTAAGATGAATAATTTGAGGTTCAGTTATTTCTTTAGTATTTTTATCTACTTTGGTATATATTTCATAAAAAGATCCAACTTCCATCAATAATAAAGTATTTTCTCCTAATTTCTCTCTATATTCATCTCTCAATTTAAAGTATTGTTTTAATAAAGCCATTAAATAAATATAAACTAGTATATTTATATTTATTTTTTAATGTATTTTCTCTCTTTTTATAGTTTAACTGATAAAGTATTTAAATCCATTTGTTTTCCACAAGTAATTTGAGGAACTTGGTTGAAATTTCCAGCTTGTAATTTTTGTCTTAATTGTTCAAGACAAGCCTTCCATGTTAAAGAATTATTCTCATTTAAC